TACTTCCAAAACTACAGGTCAGCAATGGGTCCAATACGCAAAGAAGAAGGAAACAGTTGAAGAAGCTGTTGAAAGTTTTGACTTTGAAAAGATAATCCAAAAGCACATTAAACCTTTAGTAATTCCAAAAGTTACGAATAAGGACAGTAATCGTAACATTAAGGACTTCGATAAGCTTATTATTACAGACGTTCATATCGGAATGGACACAGACATTGATAATAATACAATGTACAGGGCAGAATGGAATAAGGAAGAACTATTTAAAACTGCGCAGATTGTAATAGATAAAACTATAGAAGAACAAGAAAGCGATGTTTTATATGTGGATGAATTAGGAGATTTACTAGACGGTTTTAACGCACAAACAACTAGAGGGGGTCATGCTTTACCGCAGAACATGACGAATGAAGAAGCTTTTGACTCTGCACTTGAATTTAAGTTAAACATTCTAAACGGGTTAATTGGCCACTATAAGAAGATACATTTTAATAACATTTGTAACGATAACCACTCGGGCGCTTTTGGTTACTTTGTTAATAAAGCATTTAAACAGATTGCAGAGTTACAATTCAAAAACGTAACTGTAACAAATCACAGGAAGTTTATTAATCATTATTTTGTTGGTGATATTTGCTTTTTGATTACACATGGAAAGGATGACAAATCATTAAAGTTTGGTTTTAAACCTCAGCTAGATTTGAAAGGTGCTGATAAGATTGACCAATATTTAAAACAGAATAAAATTTACAAGGATTCAGAATTAATAATATTCTGCAAAGGTGATTCGCACCAGGCTTTATTTGATTTGTGTACGTCGGATGACTTCTATTATTTTAATTATCCCGCTTTAAGTCCTTCAAGTAACTGGATAAAGAACAACTTTAAGTTAGGGCGTAGAGGGTTTGTGAATGAATCTTACAAAGGCTTAAAACATTACCAGAAAATAAACTTTATAAGATAAGATAGTTGTCGCGGATATATATATTATATTCGTGACAGCTTTAACGGTGAAATAATAAACTGCCCTTTAGGGTTGTTATTACAGAACGTTAAAAGCCTGTTTTAATGGCTTTAGTTTAAATGATTGTAAACTTTATAAAATGAATAGAAACGAATTTATAGAAGAAGTAATTGAAGCTTGTCAGACTTACAGGTATGAAGTCCAGGAACAATATGTCGAATATTATTTACTTGGAATATCGGACAACTTTGTTAGAATTGAATTAAGATACTTTGATGAACATAGCGAAGTTTGCACCACCTTAGAATTTCAAAATGACGAAGATTTAATTGAGAATTTAATTGAAGAACTATGAAAATTTTAGTAGGCTGTGAAGAAAGCCAGGCAGTAACAAAAGAACTTAGGAAACTAGGACACGAAGCGTTTAGTTGTGATTTAATAGAAAGTAGTGGTGGTCATCCTGAATGGCATTTGCAAATGGATGTGTTTGAAGCAATAGAATTAAAGGACTGGGATATGGGTATTTTTTTCCCTACTTGCACTTATTTAACTGTAAGCGCAAATAAATGGTACAAAGACCAACCCAAAAGAAAAAGCGGTACATTGGTAGGTGCTGAAAGAAGAGAAGCAAGGGAGGAAGCTATTGACTTTTTTATTAGACTATATAATTGCAAAATACCTAAGATAGGAATTGAAAACCCGATAGGTGTAATTAGTAGCCGATTTAGAAAGCCTAACCAAGTTTTACAACCTTGGATGTTTGGACATGGGGAAACTAAAGCAACTTGTTTATGGCTTAGAAATCTACCTAAATTAGAACCCACAGATATTGTAGAGGGTAGACACCAAAGAATGCACTTACTTCCAAAAACAAAAGACAGGGCGAAGCTAAGAAGCAAAACTTATAAAGGGATAGCCGAAGCAATGGCTAACCAATGGACAAAAGAACTATGAATAAAAATAACAAGAAGCAAGTAGTGATTAGGTCGTTAGAAGTTTTAATATGTAGCTTAAGTTTGTCAATAGTTTTGATTTGCTTATACAACGTTTAAAACCTACGTAACCAGCGGAAAGCCTTAACATTAAGTTGTTAGGGTTTTTTTGTGTTTAAATAATACTGACATACTTTCCTGACAGAATGGCACATTTTATGACAAAGTGTCTTGTTGGTTCGGAATTAATTAGTATCTTAGGGTATGACTAAGAAGACAGACTTGCAAGATATATTTAACTGGTTGATAGAACACAAAGCCGAGTTAATGAATAAGTTTATTTACAGTATGATTCCAAATAAAAGAGACGCTGAAGACTTCTTTAATGATTTGTTTATAGTAGTAGCTGATAAAGACATTAATAAAATGGCTAGGATTTACGATAACAACGAAATGGGTCAATACATTTATATAATCATTAGGAATAATTTAAAGAGTACTAACTCCAGGTATCATTATACATACAGGAAGCCACTAGGAAGTGATTACGAAGAAGAAACTGATTACAGAGTGTCAAACGATTCAACAGATAAATACAGACTGTTAAACGAATTACAAGAAGACTACAAGAAATTAATGAGAAAGATAAAAAAGCACTTGGATAATGAAGTAGTGAAGAACCCGAAGTTTTTTTATGATAAGAAAGTCTTTGAAATGTACTATGAAGACGATAATACTTTTAGGGGATTGGGTGAGTTGTTAGATATTCCAATGAGCTCTATTTACAACACAGTAACAAAGAGCAGGACAAAGTTAGTTAAGAAGTTTAAGAAAGATATTGAAATCATTAGAGCAAAGCTTAACAGCTACAATGAAAGCATTTAAACATTAAGGGAATTAATATATATTATAATACATGATGGAGTTGATTTTTAATATAATTGGAGTAAGTTGGTTAGTCTATAATTCAAACAGTTTTATAGATGAATTCAACATAATCCTGAAGAACTTTAAGAAGGTTGTTTTAATACCTAAGAAGATAGTAAGCTGTTTAATGTGTACTTCTTTCTGGGTTTGTTTAGTAATCACTAAAGATGTTTCGTTGTCAAGTTCAGTGAGCTTGTTAGCGTATTTAGTGGATAAGTATTTAATTAGTACAGATATAAAATTATGAAGGATAAAGAAATGAGCGCGCAAGAAATGTGTGTTGACTTATATTGGAAGTATCATGTAATAGAAAACCCAAAAGATGAAGAAGAAGACTAACAAGGCGGTAATTCCGCCACGTTCAAAAAGTGTTAAGAAGAAAGTAGTTAAAAGAATTACTAAGGCACAAAGAGAAGCTATTGAGCTACAAAAGGAATTGGAAGAAGTTTGTAGCTGGAAGTCTGTATCAAGTGAAAAGGTATTGAGATTGTACGACTTAAATAAGAGGATATTCAATGACGACTTTAAACACTGTACTAAATGCCCAGCAGCTATTAGGAACGTATTTAAGAAGGTTAAAATATACTACGAACAAAATAAAATAGATTAACAATGAAAAGCGAAGACCCTGTATTAAAACGATTCGGTTTAAAGAGTATGTCTCAGAAGCTGAAATATGATAAGTTTGTCAAGTTTTATATGGTGGACTTTAATGCTGTAGAAGCTTATAAAAAAGTTACTGCAAATCCTAAAAAGTTGAAACATGAATCTATAAAAAGAGGTGCTTATTTATTATCTAAGCATCCTTATGTAGTTTACCAAGTTAATAAGAAAGGTAAAGAATTCGAGAAAGATATGGATAAAAAAATAGTAATGAATAGGGAACGAATACTGGATGAATTAGAGTTAATATTGAACACTGCTAAGAGTAGCGACAATTTGATTGCTGCGCTTAAATCCTTAGACCAATTGAGTAAAGTGGTAGGCGCTTACAGTCCTGAGAAGTTAGAAGTTGAACACAAGGGAGTTACTATTAACTATGTTAAACCTAATGATAAGTAATGGAGATAAACTTTACACCAACTATAAAACAAGATAAGGTTTTCGAATTATTCGAAGATGAAGAAACAACTGAAATTCTTTTTGGTGGTGGTGTTGGTGCGGCAAAGACTTACTTAATGTCTTCTTTAATAACTATTAAGTGTTTACAATATGAAGGGATAAGGGTTGGACTTTGTAGGAATGAGTTAACAACACTAAAGAAAACGACAGTAGTAACTTTAATTTCTGAAGTATTCCCAAACTTTGGCCTTATAAAAGATGAACATTATAAGTATAACCCAATAGAGGGGAAAATTACTTTTTACAATGGTTCTGAGATAGTCTTTCAGGAATTAAGACATATACCTTCAGACCCTAACTATACACGTTTAGGTGGTTTATTGTTAACCTTTGGAGTAATCGATGAAGCTGGAGAAACTGAAGCAAAAGGAAAAGAGATATTACAATCCAGAATAGGAAGGTGGAGAAATGAAAGCTATAAAATTAAGCCTTTGTTAATTATGACTTGCAACCCCTCTAGGAATTTCTTATATGATGACTTCTACCTCGCAGACAAGGAAGAAACTTTGCCACCTTACAGAAGATTTGTAAACGCTACAGGATTAGATAACCCATACTTAAGTGAAGCGTATATTGAGAACCTTAGAAGGACTTTAACGACCTCAGAAGTTAACAGGCTGTTGCTAGGTAAT